GTGCTCGGGCGCCGTGAGCTGCGCCGTGTTGCCGACAGCATTCGTGCTGAGCTTCGCGGTGACAAGGAAGTCGACATGGGAGGCAATGAAGATGGAGCATGAACGGATCATGCCGTTCAACTACCTGAGTGGCAGGGACACGTTCCAGCGCATCCGCGCACATACATGGAACCTGTTCCTGGCACAAAGCCACAAGGTGCATACCGAGAAGTGGCAGGGAGTTGACATCAGCGGCAAGCCTGAGATGGCGAGCTACGAGCTGATGAACTACACCTTCACGCATGACCTGCTAGGCAACGGTGACCTGCAGCACTGGCGTGATGACGTTCAGCCCAACCTGCCTTGGGCCGACGATCACTTCGAGGAACGTGTCTGTGGTCAGCCCATCAACCCGGGCCTCGAGTGGGCGAATTGGCCTTGGGGCAACAGCGCCTCGCGGTTCCTCGACGAGAACGGCATCTTCAACCACAACTACATGGAACGCTACTGGCCCAAACATGCTGGCAAGTCGGCAGGTCCCACAAAAACACCGAGCGAGTTCGTGCGAAGTTACGAGCAGTTCCGTGAAGACGTGGACTACAACCTCGACAAGCAGGGGTCGCATCGCGGTATCCGCAACGAATATGGAGACCTCAATGACCTCGTGCAGTCGCTCGCCAAAAACCCGCTCAGCCGCCAGGAATGGTTCCCGATCTTCCACCCGGAAGACGTTGGCGATGTTGTCGGCGGTCGCAAGCCGTGTAGCCTTGGCTACCAGTTTTGGGTTCGTGGTGGGCGTCTGCATGTTTACTACCCCCTACGGTCTTGCGATTTCTTCCGCCATATGCCGGATGACATCTACCTCACCATTCGCCTGTTGATCTGGGTCCTCAATCGTTGTCGGGAGATCGACGAGGCCTGGTTCGACGTTCACCCGGGGACGTTCACGATGCACTGCACCAGCTTGCACGTCTTCGCCAATGACATGGTGCAAATGAAGAAGGAAGGACCGAAGACATGAAGGGCACCGAGTTTCCCGAAGCCACGATGAAGCTCCTCCCACCGGAGGGGCATGAGGAGGACGTGTATCCGCTGCACGTCTGGCGACATCCTGAAGGCGGCATGGTCATCAGCAAATGGCGTATGACCTGGCGCGAGCGTTTGTCCTGCCTGTGGAATGGCTACGTCTGGTTCCATTGCTGGGGCAACACCCATCCACCCATGACCATCGAAACGGCGTATCCGTTCGAGAAGCGCTTGCCCTTTGGGCTTGGCATTCGTCGCTCGATCATCTTCGTGGTCCTGCTCACCGCACTCGTGCTCGCCGGCACGGTGTTCCTCTACTTCTCGGAGACGTACTGATGAAGCACATGATGATTGACATTGAGACCCTCGACACGGCTACCACAGCTGTTGTCCTTCAGGCCGGCTGGTGCCTGTTCGATGAGGACAACGTGGGCGGGCCCGTCGTCATGGGACTCGACCTCGACGAGCAACTGCGCAAGGGTCGCACGGTGAATGCCGAGACCCTCAAGTGGTGGATGCAGCAGCCCGACATCGCTCGGGAGAAGGTGTTCATGCCGGAGAAGGTGTATCCCATCGCCGACCTCGCCACGCGCCTTCGCATGATCCTGCACAATGGGACAGTCGACCACGTCTGGGCTCACGGACCGCAGTTCGACATCGCAACGCTGAAGCACCTGCTGGGCTGCGAGCCTTGGCACTATCGTTCGATACGTGACACGCGCACACTCGCTGATCTGGCTCCTTCAGCGCACAAGCCGGCGCCTATCACGAAGCACGACGCCGGCGACGACGCAGTCGCTCAGGCTCAGTGGGTGCAGAACATCTGGCGGCACATTGGTTGGCCCCATGGTTGGGAGCAAGGCCAATGAGTTTGCAAACCATCACTGCTCGGGAGCTGGGCGAAATGGACTTCGGGGAAAAGGACCTGGTCATGAAGTATGACCATAAGTCCCGCACCTTCGACATCTATGCCTACGGTCTCAATGTCGACCCCTACTCCATCGAGAGGAGTCGGATTGACAACCCCCTTAAACTGCTTCACTGGTGCTGCCACTTGGCGGGCAAACGGTGGATGAGCAAGCACGACCTCAAGCGCTTTATCCACTTGGTGAACACCAAACTGAAGATGGGGGCTGAAACCTATGAGACCTAGTCGTCCACAGATGTTCATGGAGATTGCTCATGTCGTGGCCAAGCGCTCGACCTGTATGCGTCTCAACGTCGGCGCCGTGATCGTGCAGGACCGCAGGATCGTGAGCATCGGCTACAACGGGGCGCCTGCGGGCGCTCCTCATTGTGCGGGCAACGATTGCCCGGGCAAGCATCACTGCCATGAAACGATCCATGCCGAGGACAACGCGCTGCGCCACCTTCCCGCCGGCCTGCGCACCCGGAATAATCGTGTGGCGGAGCTCGACCTCTACGTGACCGACAGCCCATGCAAGGCATGCTTCGAGAAGATACTCGATCACCACGCCCATGTCCGTCGCATCTTCTTTGCCAATCCCTACCGCATCAATGACCACCTCGTTGGGCACGGGCGGGATATTGGCATTTACAGAGTGACGCCGGCAGGTTATATTGTCGACTGGGAGACAAAGGAGCTAGTCGACGTTGAAACGTAGAACCCGCCAACAACTCGAAAAGGTCGCGGTCATTACCGAGAGTCCGGACGATTGTCGTCGGACATGGGATGCAGTCGAGTACATCATGGAGCCACTCGAGGAGCGCTATGACGTTACCCGAATTTCCGTGCTCGACACCGATCCCAAAAACGGCAAGGCCGCGACCAAGACGGAAATCAAGAACGCTCGCGATGACGTGATAGGCGCCATTGCGGGCTTCAAGTATGTGGTGATCGTCGGCAACACGCCGCTACAGGTCATCACTGGCAAGGCCGGCATCAGCAAGTTGCGCGGGCGTCCCATCAAGCAGGATGGTCACATCTTCCTGCCGATGAATAACCCCGGCATCATCCGACACGACGACAAGCAGGAGACCCTGCTTAACGCCGACCTTCAGTTCTTCGATGACATGGTCAAGTTCGGTGGGATACCCGAAGCCAAGGACCTGCACTTCCGCATCGTCATGTCCGATGATGACGTGGAAGAGATGATCGCCGATCTCCGAGGCGCCGTGTCCTACGACATCGAGACGACGCAGCTCTACCCCTGGCAGACCCAGAAGCTGAATGATCGAACGGGCGAGTGGGAATTGAACCCGGAACCCAAGATCGTCAGCCTTGGCTTCGGTACAGCTCGCAATCAATGGTGTGTGCCGGTCAATCATCCACAGTCTCCCTGGACGCAGGACGAAGTCGAGGAGATGATGGATCGCATCACGGAGAAGCGTGACGACTTCTTCCTGATTGCGCACAACGGGAAGTTTGACCTTCTGTGGACATGGGTTCACCTGGGCGTCAAATGGGAGCTCGACTTCGACACGATGCTGGCGCACTTCCTTCTGGACGAGAACATGCGTCACGGCTTGAAGTATCTCGCTCAGGTTTATTGCGGTGCACCCGACTGGGAGATCGACCTGACCGAAAAGCAGGGCATGAATGTCCCGTTGAAGAAGCACTGCAAGTATCTCGCCCACGACTTGTACTACACCCGCAAGCTTCGCTACGTCTTTGGCAAGATGCTCAAGGACGACTGGGAGGTCAAGCGGGTGTTCGACAAGATCATGATGCCGTGTGCCAATCTGTTCGTCGAGATTGAGTATGATGGCGTCTTTATCGACATGGACCAGTTCGGTGAGGCCGAGGAAGTGTTGCGTGAGCAGTACGAGGCGGCACTTGCTGAGCTCGAAGAATGGGAGCCCGATCACTATGTCAAGAAGAACGGTGACGTCTACTACTTCAAGGATGCACGACGCAAAAACGACCCCACCCGATTTAACTGGGGTTCCACTGACCAGCTCCGGTGGTTGCTGTTCGACCACCTCGGTATTGAGCCTCTTGATAAAACGGATGCGGGAGGCTATTCAACATCTGAGTCGGTTATTAAGAGACTCGATCATCCCTGCACTGAGGCGCTTCTTCGCTTCCGTGCGGCGAAGCAGCAGCTATCGTTCTTCATCGACGGTTGGAAGCCTTTCCTCCATCAACAATCCCGCGGCTTCTACCTCCACCCATCGTTCAAGCTACACGGGACAGTCACGGGGCGCCTATCTTGCGAGCATCCGAACTTGCAGCAAGTGCCACGCGACCCGCGCATCCGCTCCCTCATATCGGCCGAAAAAGGTTGGACGCTCATTCAGTGTGACCTGTCTCAGGCCGAGCTGAGGATCGCCGCTGAGCTCGCTCGTGAGCCGGCAATGATCCACGCCTTTACGCACGGCATCGACGTTCACTGGCTCACTGCTATTCGTGAGATCGAACGTGGCGGCGGGCTCAAGGACTTGGTGATCGGGACTGCGTGTCGCATCAAAGGCAAGAACGACATGCGCTATGCCGACGCCATCCAGGTGTTGCTCGAGGTCGGTCACGAAGTTGCCACAGAGGTCGAGAAGGAATGGAAGGAGTATCGCAAGAAAGCGAAGGCGGTGAACTTCGGCTACCTCTACGGCATGTGGTGGAAGAAGTTCAAGATATACGCTCGCGACAACTACGGCGTGAACGTGACCGACGAGGAAGCCGAGGCATCGCGCACCACGTTCTTCGACAACTACGCCGCACTGCCTGCATGGCACAAGCGACAGAAGAAGTACGCCCGTCGTCATGGCTTTGTCAAGTCGCTGTCAGGTCGCAAGCGTCGACTGCCTGAGGCGAAACACGCTGACGACACGCCTGAGCGTCGAGCAGCAGAGCGCCAGGCTATCAACTCGCCTGTGCAATCGTTCGCAAACGAAGTGAACCTCATGGCTGCGATACAGCTGCGCAAGGAGTACGGTCGCAATGTCGTCAAGATATGCGGCACAGTGCACGACGCCGTGTTGTTCCGCGTTCGCAATGACATGGTCGAGGAGGTCTACACCCGGATGCTCGAGATCATGCAATGGCCCGACTTGATGGACGAGTTTGACATCGAGATGGTCGTTCCCATCGAAGCCGACGGCGACCTCGGTCCTTGGGGCAAATCAATCAGCCTCGAGAAAGCGCGCAAGGTGGCTGACATTCACAAGCTGTCTGTGGGTCAGCTGCTCGACAAATACCCAGTGTCTGCGATACAAGAGCAATGGAAGGAAGCTGCATGAGCAGGAAGGTTTACAAGGACAGGACGGCTGCATCCCACTGGCCGCCTGAGGATTGTGTCGATTGTGGGAAACCAACGAAGTTCTGGGTAGCAGGAGGTCACTACCCGCTCTGTCTCAAATGTGCCAAACTACCCAAGGCGGGTCACGGTGCCAAGAAATACCTGGAAAGGATGGGTCAATGTCTGAAGGATTTAAAGTCAGCCAATCGAAAGTCAAAACCTACCGGAGGTGCCACCAAGCGTACCACTACCGGTACGTCGAAAAGCTCCGCAAGAAAGGGAAGTCGAGGCCGCTCCAGTTCGGCACGATGATCCATGAAGCGCTCGAGCGTCACTTCAACGGCGACGACCCGATGGCGTACTTCGAGGAGCTGCGCAATGACGTGGCAGCCATGAAGCTGTTTGCGCAGGAGCGCGATGAGTATGGCGACATCCTCGAGGACACCCAGGACATCATCGCCGACTATCTCGAGTACTGGGACAGCGACAACCTGCGCCCAGTCCGGAAGGCACGTCGGGGTGCTGAGCACACGTTCGAGATCGAGCTGTTCCCCGGTATCATCTGGAACGGCAAGATCGACGCAATCGCCAAGACGCCGAATAAGCTGCGCTGGCTGGTCGAGCACAAGACGTACTCCCGCAAGCCCAATGACGACGACCGTTGGCGCAACCTCCAGTCCGTCACGTACTTCCGGGCAAACGACATCCTTGGGTGGCAACCGCTCGATGGCTGCGTGTGGGACTACATCAAGTCAAAGCCGCCGGCACTGCCCGGTACGCTGAAGGACGGAACGCTCAGCACCAAGAAGATCGACACGCTGCCGTCCACAGTTGAGCGAGTGATCGCTGAGCACGACCCGAAGAAACTCGGCAAGGTCGATGCGCTGCGTTCGATGGCTGAGAAAAACCGCGCTGAGTACTTCCAGCGCATTCATACGCCCGTCCAGCGTGACGTGGCGGACATGGTGTTCGCGGACTTCGAGGCAACCATCAGAGAAATGGTCGACAACCATGGTTGCGTCTCCGACATGAACATTGACAAGCACTGCTCATGGTGCGATTATGAACCTCTGTGCCGAGCGCGTCTGCAAGGCCTGGATGTCGACTTCGTCAAGGAAAGGAACTACACCGATGGCACGAAGAACAAGAAAGACAAGGACGACGACGAGAAACCGGTCGTCCACAGGATCGACCACGCCGAAGTCGTTGCCCGTCAGAAAGGCGAGTGATCTGCAGAAGCACCGGACTTGGGTGTTCTACGGTCGCAGCGCCTCGGGAAAAACGACCCTCGCTTCCACCTTCCCGGGCCGCAAGCTGCTGATCGACATCCGCGACGAAGGCACCGACAGCATCATGGACGTGAAAGACCTGGACGTGCTGCCCGTGTCGTCAATCGAGGAAATCGAGGAGGCGTACTGGTGGCTCAAGCAGAACCCCGACAAGTACCAGACGGTCATCCTCGACACGGTGACCATGTGGCAGTTCCTGAAGGTGCTGGAGATCGTCGGGGAGAAAGCCGCCAAGCTCGGCAAGCAGCCCACTGACTGGGGCGTGATGACGAAGCAGCAGTGGGGCGAAGTCGCGGGCTACATGAAAACGTGGATCACCAACTTCCGGGACCTGCCGATGGAAGTGGTGTTCACGGCTCAGCAGCGGACGTTCAACGTCGGCGAGGATGGTGAGAACGAAGGCGAGCTCGATCCGGAAGTAGGTCCGAGCCTGTCGCCCTCGGTCATGAACCACCTGTGCGCCGCGGCCCAGGTCATCGGCTGCACATTCATTCGGACTACCACCAAGTCCGTTGGTATCGGCAAAAAGAAGAGGGAGAAGGAAGTACAAGAGTATTGTGTTCGACTGGGGCCTAGTGCCTCGTATATAACGAAATTCAGGAAGCCGAGGTCGATTGCTCTGCCTGACTTCCTGTCCGACCCAACCTACGAGGAAATCCTCGAAACCATCAAAGGAGATAACTGATGGCACGACGCAACACGCGCAGCAAGGCAACCAAACGCACAGCATCCTTCGCCGGTGTCGGCAAGGGCTTCGCCGCCGAACAGGAATACCTGGTCAAGGTCAAGGAATGCGAGGTGGAGGAAGGCGACAACGGCCTCTACTACAGCATGAAGCTCGAAGGCACCGGCGAGTTCGAAGGCTCGCTGATGTACCACAACGCATCGCTTTCCCCCGCCGCCCTGTGGCGTACTCGCGAGGTCTTCGAAGCTTTCCTGGGTGACGTGCCCGAGGACGACTTCGACGTGGACGAATACGCCGCCGAGTTCGTCGGCAAGGTCGCCATGTGCTCGACGTTCAAGGACACCTACAACGGGCAGTCGCGCATCAAGCCCGAGGACTTCTGGCCTGCCGAAGGTCACGAGGCCGAAGGCGGTGAAGGCGGCGACGATGAAGTCGATCTGGACGACATCGACGATGCCGACATCAAGAAGCTCGGCAAGGCCATGGGCATCAAGTCCAAGCGCGCCTCGACGATCCGCAAGGAACTCGAAGAGGCCGACGAAGACGAACTGCTCGAGGCCATGCAGGAACTCGGCCTGATCGAGGACACGGGCGAAGGTGACGACGGCGACGGTGACGGCGAGGAGTTCGACCTCGACGAGGCCAGCGATGATGACATCAAGGCGGTCGCTGAAGCCGCCGGCATCAAGGTCACGGCGAAGTCCCGCGTCAACACGCTGCGCAAGAAACTGGCCGAGCTCGACGAGGACGAGCTGGCCGAAGCTGTCGAGGAAGCCGGTCTCGGTGAAGGCGACGGCGGCGAAGGTGGCGAAGGCGAGGTGACCGCCGACGACATCAACGGCATGAACCAGGACGAGCTCGAAGAGCTCATCGAAGAGCACGAGCTCGACGTTGACCTGGA